AAACTACTAGGAGTATTAAATGGCAGATATAGATAAAGGACTCCCGAACACTAGAAACAAAGAAGAAATTCCTTCAGAGGAGGAATTACAAGAAATAGCTGTTCAGGAACAAACAGAACAAGATTTAAGAAAACCAATTGAGGTTATACCAGAAGAAGATGGTGGTGTAACTTTAGATTATGAACCAGGTGCAATCAATGTACCAGGAACAGAATCACACTTTGACAACTTAGCAGAACTTTTACCTGATGACGTTTTAGAGCCAATCGGCAACGAGATGACTCAAAACTACATGGATTACAAAACTTCAAGAAAAGAATGGGAGCAATCATACATTACAGGTTTAGATCTTTTAGGTTTTAAATACGAAAACAGAACAGAACCATTTCAAGGAGCTAGTGGTGCAACTCACCCAGTTCTTGCAGAAGCTGTTACACAATTTCAAGCACAAGCTTACAAAGAATTATTACCATCAGATGGACCAGTTAGAACACAAGTTGTAGGAATTAAAAATACTGCAACAGAACAGCAGGCAAATCGTGTTAAAGATTTTATGAATTACTTAATTATGGATCAAATGAAAGAGTATGAATCAGAATTCGATTCTATGTTATTTCATTTACCATTAGCAGGATCAACTTTTAAAAAAATATACTACGATGTTCCAATGGGACGAGCAGTATCAAAGTTTGTGCCTGCAGATGAATTAATTGTCCCGTATACGGCTACCTCATTAGACGATGCGGAGGCAGTTATTCACAAAGTAAAAATTTCTGAAAATGAATTAAGAAAACAACAAGTCAGTGGTTTCTACAGAGATGTAGAATTGGGTCCACCAGGAACAGATACAAATAATGAACTCGACAAAAAAGAACGTGAGTTAGATGGTACAAAAAAAACAGGTAAGAACGAACCTGTATATACTTTGTTAGAGTGTCATGTAAATTTAGACTTAGAAGGTTTTGAAGAAGTTGATGCTCAAGGTGAGCCAACTGGAATAAAATTGCCCTACATAGTAACTGTAGAAGAAGGCAATAGAAAAGTTCTTTCTATTAGAAGGAACTATGCGCCCGATGATCTAAAGAAAAATAAAATCCAATATTTTGTCCACTTCAAGTTTCTGCCAGGACTAGGATTTTATGGCTTTGGACTCATTCACATGATTGGCGGATTGAGTCGTACGGCAACGGCGGCTCTCCGTCAATTATTAGATGCAGGTACGTTATCAAACCTGCCAGCAGGATTTAAACAAAGAGGTGTTAGAGTTAGAGATGAAGCAGCTCCAATACAACCAGGTGAATTTAAAGATGTTGATGCACCAGGTGGTAATTTAAGAGATGCATTCTTCCCACTACCTTACAAAGAACCATCACAGACTTTATTAAACTTACTTGGTATTGTAGTACAAGCTGGTCAGAGATTCGCGAGTATTGCTGATATGCAAGTGGGTGATGGTAATCAAGGTGCTGCTGTTGGAACAACGATTGCATTACTAGAACGTGGTTCAAGAGTTATGTCTGCAATTCACAAAAGATGTTATGCGGCAATGAAAAATGAATTTAGATTACTTGGTAAAATTGTTTCACAATATTTACCACCAGAATATCCATATGATGTTGTAGGTGGAGCAAGAAATATAAAACAAGCTGACTTTGATAATAGAGTTGATGTAATTCCTGTAGCGGACCCTAATATTTTTTCAATGTCGCAAAGAATTACTTTAGCACAAACACAGTTGCAGATTGCAACATCAAATCCACAATTACATAACATGTATCAAATCTATAGAAACATGTATAATGCAATAGGTGTAAAAGATGTTGATGCAGTTTTACCACCACCGGCACCAACAGCACCGATAGACCCAAGTTTAGAACACATTAATGCTTTAGGTGGCAAACCTTTTCAGGCATTTCCTGGTCAAGATCACAGAGCACACATTACAGCTCACTTAAATTTTATGTCAACTAATATTGTTAGAAATAATCCTGCAGTTATGGCAGCGATACAGAAAAATATTCTAGAACATATTAGTTTAATGGCACAAGAACAGGTACAATTAGAGTTTAGAGAACAAATGCAACAAATGATGATGATGCAACAACAAGCAGCAACTAATCCACAAATACAAGCACAGGTTCAAGCACTAACAAATCAAATAGAATCAAGAAAAGCTGTTTTAATTGCTGAGATGACAGAAGAATACATGAAAGAAGAGAAACAAATTACATCTCAATTCGATAACGACCCTCTATTAAAGTTAAAATCACGTGAAGTTGACCTTCGAGCGATGGAAAATGAGCGTAAAAAACAAAATGACGAGGCAACTCAAGATTTAAACAGAGCAAAATTGATGCAAGCACAAGAAATTGCAGAAGATAAGATGGATCAGAACGAAGATTTAGCAAAATTACGAGCTGGAGTCAGTCTTGCAAAGTCTGGTGTACAACAAGCACAAGTTATGGTAGAGGATAATTAATAAAAGGAGTAAAAAAATGCAAAAACTTGATAAAATACAAATAGTTAACGTTCCAGAACAAGAAGTTGAGGTCGATCCAAGATCTAAAACAACTGCAGATGGTGCTTTTAACTTAATTGGCACTGGTAAACCTGAAGAAGAAGTTCAAGGCCAAGGTGCTGTAAGAGCAGACAAAAAAAGAAAATCTAAGGCTTACTAATCATGTGGTTATCGGCAATTAAACTAGCCGTTTCTGCTGGAAGTAAGATTTATGCTAACAAGCAGAGAACGAAAATGGCAATGTCAGATGCACAATTAATGCATGCTGAAAAGATGGCCCGAGGTGACGAAGCTTACCAGGGAAAATTGCTAGAAGCTAGACAATCAGACTGGAAAGACGAGGCAGTTTTGATAATTCTCAGTTTGCCCGTTTTGGTGCTCGCTTGGGCAGTGATATCGGATGATCCAACAGCGATGGACAAGGTAAAATTGTTCTTCGAGATGTTCTCACAGCTCCCGTCATGGTTCACCAATCTTTGGATCCTTGTCGTGGCGAGTATTTATGGTATAAAGGGTACACAAATTTTTAGAAACGGCGGAGGAAAAAAATAATGTCTGGATATTTTAATGTATTTAAAACTGTAGGAAAAATATTAAAAGGAAACAAAAGTAAAGTTCCAACTACTATTACATCTATCAAACCGGGAAAAAATTTAGCAAAGAAAAGAAAAGTTCAAGATGACATCACTACAAAAAGAAGTGAGATACATAGTGGTTATAAGGTATCTGATGAACAAAAAATTGAATTAAGAAAAAAATCTAATCAACCTAAAATTAATAAAAAGATAGCCGACATATATGATAAAAAAGCTGATGGGGGCAGAATTGGTAGAAGATTTGGTACACCAAAACCAAAAACAAGTGTTGAAAAAATAAAAGAAACTTTTGGTCCTAAAAAGAAAAACTTATCACCAAAACAAATGAAGATAGCAAAATTAGCGGGTAATCCAAATAAGATTGATGGTGCTGATTTTAAAAAATTAAGGAATAGATAATGGCAAAATTGTGTCCAAAAGGAAAAGCAGCAGCGAAACGAAAATTCAAAGTGTATCCATCAGCATATGCTAATATGTATGCATCTGGAGTATGTTCAGGTAAAATTACACCCGGTGGTAAAAAAAATCGTAATAAAAAAGCTATGGGTGGACGAATAGGATACAGCTCTGGATCTGAAAATTATAGACTTGGAACTAAATTTCAAGGACGTTATAAAGATAAAAGTGTTCCTGATAAAATAAAAGAATTTGTTAAAACAGGAGTTAAACAAGCTGTTGGAACAGCAAAAAATATTAGTTCTGAATCTAAAGATTATAAACTTGGAACTAAATTTCAAGGACGTTATAAAGATAAACGTGTTCCTGATAAAATAAAAGAATTTGTTAAAACAGGAGTTAAACAAGCTGTTGGAACAGCAAAAAATATTAGTAAAAAATTTAAAAATGAAAATTTAAAAATGAATAAAGGTCCAAGACCAGATTTAAAATTTAAAAATGAAAAACTTAGAAATCAAACTAAAAAAATGGGTGGTGGAATGATAGATATGACTAGAATGAAATATTTAAAAGGAGGACAAGTATAATGGCATTTGAATACCCATCAACAAAAACAGCTAGAAAAGAAAAAAATAAAAAAGATAGTGAACGTTATGGAGTAGATAAAATTACGGAAAAAGAAGCCTTAAAAATTATTAAACCTGTTTTTGATAAAAAAGGACCTAAAGGTGAAATTGCTTTTGACCAATTAGATGCTGCTTTAAGTTCTGAAAATATTGGAGATGGTAAAAAAATAACTAAAAAAGGTTTAAAAAATATTGTAGATGCTGCAACAGATGATAAACAATTAACTCGTACTAAAAGATCTATAGCAAGACATTACAAATCAGGTGGAAGAGCAGGATTTAAATCTGGATCTAAAGGTTGTAAGTTAGCTACTAAAGGCAAAGGAAGAGCTTACGGAAAGAATTCGTAATGCGAACGCATTTTTCAAAAGGTGGTTTAAGACAATGGGTCAAGGACAATTGGGTCGATATTGCAAACAAAAAATCAGATGGCTCATACCCGAAGTGTGGAAGAAGTGGTGGCGAAAAAAGAAAAAATTATCCAAAATGCGTGCCTATTGCAAAAGCAAGAGCGATGTCCAAAGGGCAGCGTGCGGGTGCCGTAAGAAGAAAACAAGCGAAAGCAAACACAGGTCCTACTCCAAGTAGAGCTGCAACATTTGCTAAGAAAAAGAAGACCGCATAATGAGAAGACAGTATTCAAAAGGCACTATGCCAGCAAGAAACAAAAAGAACTTTAGATCTACAAAGTCTGGAGCAGGTATGACACAAGCCGGGGTCAAAGCCTACAGAAGATTAAATCCTGGCTCTAAACTAAAAACAGCCGTGACTGGAAAAGTAAAACCAGGATCAAAAGCTGCTAAACGTAGAAAATCATACTGCGCAAGATCGCTTGGACAATTAAAACGAGCGTCAGCTAAAACAAGAAACGATCCTAATTCACGTATCCGTCAGGCAAGAAGAAGATGGAAATGTTAAAGAAAAAAAATGCAATTAAAAAAGTGATTAAAGGATTGGGCAAAGCAGTTAAAGCTCATACTAAACAAGCTAAAATGTTGAAAGGAGCTATCAATGGCGGATCCAAAAAAGGGAACGGGAAAAAAGCCTAAAGGTTCTGGTAGAAGACTCTACACAGACGAAAATCCTAGAGACACAGTTAAAATAAAATTTGCAACACCAGCAGATGCAAAAGCAACTGTTGCAAAAGTAAAACGTGTAAATAAACCTTTTGCACGTAAAATACAAATACTAACAGTGATGGAACAAAGAGCTAAAGTTATGGGTAAAAGCCAAGTTGCATCAATTGCTAAGAAAGGAAAAAATGCAATTAGAAAACGTAATAAATCGACTTCTTAAATTTTTAAGAAATAGATTAGATAATTTATCTATATCAGTCACATCAGGTGGTGTTGACAATATGGAAAATTACAAGTATATTATAGGACAAATAAATGCCTACGAGGCAACACTACAGGAAATCTCTAACCTGCTAGAAGACAAGGAGCAAAATGAAAAAGGAACAGTCATCGATATTAACACCAAAAAATAAACTTGTTGGTGTAAAACCTACAAAAAAAGAACCAAAATTACCAAAGCCAACAGGCTGGAGACTTTTAGTTTTACCTTTCAAAATGAAAGAAACAACTAAAGGTGGATTACATTTAGCTGAAACTACATTGGAAAGACAACAAGTTGCTTCTCAAGTAGGATTAGTTATGGCCATGGGTTCACAATGTTATAAGGATAAAGAGAGGTATCCGGAAGGTCCATGGTGCAAGGAGAAAGATTGGATTATGTTTGCACGTTATGCAGGTAGTCGAATCAAAATAGATGGTGGGGAAATGCGTCTGCTAAACGACGATGAAGTGTTAGCAACAATTGATAGTCCAGAGGACATCTTGCATGAGTTTTAATCATAGGAAGGAGTAACTATGCCAGAAGAAGAAAAGAAGACGGTTGATATAGATACATCGGGTCCCGATGCCACAATTGATATCGAAGAAAAAAAAGAAGAAGCTGTAATCGAACAGCCAGAAGAAAAAAATGATCAAGAACAAGGAATAGATAAATCATTTGAAAATGAAAGAGAAACAAAGTTAGATGAAAAAAAATCAGATGAAACTTTAGAAGACTATAGTAAAGGTGTACAATCTCGTATTGCGAAATTAACTCGTAAGATGAGAGAAGCAGAGCGAAGAGAACAAGCTGCTGTTGAGTATGCAAAAGCTGTAGAAGAAAAAAGACAACAATTAGAAAAACGTTTTGAAAAAACGGATTCTGATTATATTAAAAAATTTGAGACAACTATATCGTCAGGTTTAGAAGCTGCACAAAAAGAATTAGCAGCAGCTATTGAAGCTGGTGATGCAAACGCTCAAGTTGAGGCTAACAAAAGAATTGCAACACTCGCATTTGAGAATGCAAAACTTGAAGCAGCTAAAGAAGGTAGAGAAAATAAAACACAGGCTGAGAATCCTGTACAACAACTCTCTCAAGCAAATAATGTAAACATTCCTCAAAGAGATGATCCGATTAATCCGGATCCAAGAGCTGAAGCATGGGCTTCAAAAAACCCATGGTTTGGATCAGATAGAGCAATGACTTACACTGCGTTTGAGATACACAAGGATCTTACTGAAAAAGAAGGGTATGATCCAAGTTCTGACGAGTATTATGCGGAAGTTGATAAGAGAATTAAGATTGACTTTCCACATAAATTTGGTAATACTAAAACAAATACGACAGCTCCCGTTCAGACGGTCGCTTCAGCACAAAGAAGCGTAAAGCCTGGTCGCAAAACTGTGAGACTCACATCATCACAGGTAGCAATAGCTAAAAAATTAGGTGTGCCACTCGAAGAATACGCAAAACAATTAAAAAACACGGAAGGAGCGTAACATGGAAAAAGACAAAAACACTTCTCGTGCGAACGACACACGGTCAAAATCTGAAAGACCTAAAGTGTGGGTTCCACCATCTTCTCTAGATGCACCCCCTGCGCCTGATGGATTCAGGTATAGATGGATAAGAGCAGAAAGCGTTGGCTTTCAGGACACTAAAAATGTAACCGGACGAATTAGAGAAGGTTATGAATTAGTTAGAGCCGAAGAAGTTGTAAACGCAGCTGATTATCCAGTCCTCGATGAGGGCAAATACAAGGGAGTGATTGGGGTAGGAGGCCTTCTACTTGCGAAGGTACCTGAAGAGATCGCGAAGCAGAGACAACAGTATATGGCTAACCGCCATAAACAACAAGACGAAGCTGTAAATAACGACCTTATGAAGGAGCAGGACAATAGAATGCCGATCAATGTTGAAAGGCAATCTCGTGTAACCTTCGGTGGTACGAAAAAATAATTTTTTCAATCACTGAATTTAATAAACCGTACTGGAGGCCCTTCGGGGCAGGTACATAAGGAGAAACAACTATGGCAAATAGAAACACACAAGGTTTTGGTTTAATTGCTGCAGGAACGCTTGGATCAACTCCAGCGACTTCTGGGCAAGGTAAATACAAAATCGATGCGGGTTATGCAACTACTATTTATAATGGTGGTGCTGTTGCTTCTAACGCTGGTTACATTATCGACGGTCAAACGACTGATGCACCTATTTTAGGTGTATTAAACGGAATATTCTACAACGCGGCTTCAACTTTAAAGCCAACGTTTTCGAATCATTACGTTCAGGTAACACCAGCTAACTCAGAAGATATCGATGCATTTGTATTCGATAACCCTCAACAACAATATGTAGTAGCAACTGATGCTGCTGTGGCTCAATCTGGATATTTAGAAACGTATGACATGAATACTTCTGCTGGTAGTACAACTACTGGTAAGTCTTCAGCTACACTAGATATCGGAGACACAAGTGCAGATGCTGCTTCTTTCAGATTACTAAGATCTGCTGAAGATCCTGAAAACGATGAAAATGCGGCTTTCAGATCTGTTGTAGTAGTTCCAAATCTGATTGAGTTACAATCGTAATAGGAGAATAGGAGATAAATTATGGCTATATCACGATCACAACTAGTTAAAGAACTAGAGCCAGGATTGAATGCACTATTCGGCCTGGAATA